TTTTGATGACTAACGCAACTGTACTATATTAGCCTTGTAGTAGCCAAGATGGTCGCCATTGTCGTGGTGGTAGTTTGACTCCGCTTACGTTTGGGAAGTGTAGTTCTGCGAACCAGTTTGCCATTACTAGGTCGGTGCCGTTCTTTTTGTCTGGTGTCCATTTGGTGAGTTCGTCTACGAGTGCGAGTGTTTTCCAGTTGCCTCGCATTGATGGGAGTCGGACTGCGCCTGCACGGTAGAGAGGTGGGAGTAGTGCTTCGATACCGAGTTTTTCGTCAAATTTGTTTCGGTGTGTGGTGTGCGGGATGATGTTGACCATTTGACGGGTTTGCCATTTGCGAACAAAGTCGTGGGCTAACAGGAATCGTTGTGCAGCGTTGACTTCTACCACGATATGTGATACAGGGTAGCCGTATGCGAAGGCACGGTTAGTCCAGTCTTCTAGTAACCCTGAATATGTTTGTGATGTCGTGTCATATCCGAGGAGTTCTTCGGCTGTGAGCTTGACTCGCTCGACATCGATGAGGTATCGCAGGTTGGTGTGGGGTTGGTAGAGCCACCATTGGATTCCCCAGAACTGTGACGGCGATGGGTCAACCGTGATGATGGATATTACGGGTGGTCCTAGTCCTTCTGGGATTTGTCCTGGGAGTCTGTCGTTGTCGATGCAGCCTTGGTAGAGAACACCGTCTGGTCCTAGCCCGCCTGTTATCCAAACACGGGAAATGAGGTTGGTGTCGTCTCCGTCGTCTTCTTGTTGGTAGACAACTTTGAAGGTTCGCGGGTTTGAGTAGCGAATATAGGACAAATCTTTCCAAGACAGACGTTGTGGGTCTAGGAGTGGTCCTTCTGGGTACGGTTTTGCGTCATAACGGCGCGATGCTGGACCTGTATCTAGTTCTTCGTAGTATGCCTTGTACACAATGTGCTTGTATTTCTGGCTTTTGGATGGTTCTGTGGCTGCTAGTGACTCTGGGGTGGTCATGTCCATGCCGTCATAGTCGGCTTCGTCGATGTCGTAGGAGATTTTGTTGAGGCAGTGGGCGTATAGGTCGCCTGTTCCTAGTCTTTGCCCTACAACAGCTAGTAGTCCTGCGGGGTCTACACGGGCTTCGGCTACTTGGTCCCAGCGTTCGAGCATTTTGTCACGGGTTGCACCTTCACGGGCGTTGTCTACGGACGCTACGTCGTCGAAGAGGCATAGGTCGGCGCGGTGTCCGATGTATTCTGAGTCAATTCCGTATGCGCGGACGGTTGGTTCTTTGTTGTCTAGCCCGTTTCCGTCTAGTTGTTCTACTACGAACTCTTCTGCACGCCATAGTGCGCCTTTGTCGGAGGGTTTGAACCTGCCGTAGTCGATGGATAGGCAACCAATTGCGTCTACTGCTAATCCTTTTTTGACTATTTCTGGGTCTGGGTGGATTGGTTGTGGGCGTTCTAAGGTTTCGCGGATGCGTCGTGAGTATTGTTTTGCCATTGCTTGGGAGATTGAGCCAATCATGACGCGGATTGCACGGTTGCGTACGATTGCCCATACGGCAACATCGTGAAACAGGGTGGATTTGCCTGCGCCTGGTGGGACGTTGAGTACCACAAATTCTTTTTCGGGGTGTTCTAATAGTTCTACGAGGGTTACTGCGGCTTCTACTTGCCATGGGGACGGTACACGACCCAGGTAGTAGCGGCGGAAGAAGTCGAAGTCTTCTAGTCCGCGTTGTGCTTCTGGGCAGAGTCGTCCTAGTGGGATGGCTGGGGGTAGGTTGGTGGCTTCGTCTAGGTCTTGTTCGTATTGTTTGTGTTGTACGCCGCCGCCTTTGCCACGGACACGGGTTGCTTCTAGTACTGCTTGGTCTAGTTTTGCTTTGGCTGCTTTGGATTTGGCTAACCAGTTTGAGCCTGTGTTGATGTGTACGCCTGCGATGCGTGAGGCTTCGGTGATTGATGAGCCTGCTGCTATGGCTGCGAAGAATCTGGCTTTGTCTTCTGGTGCGACTTTGCGTTTAGTTCCCATGTGGGGAATACCTTAGACGACTGATGGATTATTTTTTGCGCGGGCTGCCAATTTTTTGGCTTCGGCTTTGGTCATCATTTTTTCTACGATGTTTGGTTCTACTTTTGCGCCAGCTTTTTTAAGTTCTGCTCTTAATGCTGCTTGTACTTCTCCAGGTGTTTTTCCTCGTAGCGTGACTTCTCCTGCTACTTTTGCTGGTGATTTAGAACTTGTTGCTACTGATGGTGGGAACTGGATGATTGGTCGACCTGATTCAGTGAACTGTGGTGTTACTGGCTTCTTTGGGTAGATAGGCAAGTCTGTAGTTGCTTTTGGTGTTTTGATTACATAAAGCGAACCGCCACCTTGTGGTATTTGACCGCGGCTGGTCCCTACCCATGAGCTTCCTTCGGCATATCCTGTTGTTACGCTTTGGGTTGAACCTTGCACGTTGAGTGGAACGTCGGTTCGCATACCGAATACTCTGGCTTCGTTTGGCATTGCGCGTGACAAGCTTGGTTTGATTTCGTTTAAACCGCGAACTGGGGAGCCGTGTACAAGAACGGTTTGTCCAGTGATTTTGTTTCCGATTCGCGCAGGGATTCCTGAGTTGGCTGCGGCGTTGATTCCTGCTTGTATGCCTTTGCCTGCTACATATGCTGTGCCTGTGATGGCTGCGTCGAGTGCAGCTGATTTGGATAATGCGGTTAGGGATTGGCGGTCACGGTTGACTGCTGCACCTAACGCTTTGCGGGTTGTGTTGGCGTAAGGGTTGAGATAGGTGTTGGCGAGGGATATGCCTTGTCCTAGGGTGCGTAGTCCTTGGTCGCCTGGGGTTAACGGTTGTGTTTGTCCTGCGGCGGTTCTGCCTGATGCGACGATGCCTGATGCCCAGTTGACTACATCGGATGGTGATGGTAGGTCTAAACCTTTTGGTTTGTCTGCTACTGATTGTTTGTAGGAGGCTAGTGACCCTGAGTAGTCTGGGCGTTTAGGTTTCGGAGCCATTGTTTATGCTCGTCTTGTCGTAGCTGGTGGTGCTTTAGAAATTTTTCCGCCAGCCTTTTTAATTTTCGACAAAAGTTCTTTTTCAATAATGTCAAAAGGTTTATTTTGCATGGCAATAGAATCTACAACTTTAAGAGGGGTCGAACCAGCGTATGAACCAGGAAGTGTTGTAACACCTTTTGGAACCAAATTTTTTGCTGGTGCTGTTCCAGTCTTTTTTACTTTGGTTATATATATGGTTGCGTCGTCGGCTATTTTTGAATCAACCTTTGTGTAAACAGAAACGTCGTATCGTAGTCTACGGACATCTTTTAGTTCGTTGGGTTTGTAACCAAAAACGGCTGCTTTGCCTGGGTATTCATTTGAAATAACGTTGTTAGAAACAAATGGTTTAATTTCTTTTAGCCCTTTTACTGGGGAGCCATGGACCAGGACTGTTTCGCCCTTGATAATGTTTGATACTCGTGCTGGAATTCCTGAGTTAATTGCAGATTTGATTCCCAGTCCCACACCTTTTGCAAGTGCTGCACCGCCAACTTCTTGGATTGCCAAATTCTTGATTACATTAGTTACGTTTTTGCGTGAGGTATCTTGCATACCGATGGAGGAGTTGAGGGGTGTTCCGCTACCCGCAAACATTCCTGTGTCTGGACCACGGTTTTCTGTTACTACTTTTGTCCCACCAGGTTTAACGTTGCCAACGGTGGATTGTTTGTAGTCTGCTAAAGAACCATTCCAGTCGACACCTTGGATGCTGGGTGGGGTGGGTTCCGATTTTTTTGGTTTACGAGGTGCCATTACTTGTCTTTTTTGTTTCTACCGAGTAGGTATCCGATGGCTGCGGCTGCTGGTGTTGAGATTGCTGCACCTACTTTTGCACCAGTTTTGATTCCTTCTTTGGCGGTGGTTGCAGAGTAGTTAGCGATTTTTGAGGCGACATTAGATTCTTTTGTAATCATGCCTTTGATTGTTCCAGCTACTTGGTTTGATGTGCGGAATGGCATTTGGATAAATGCTTCTGTGCCTGGGGTTGCACCGAATTGGGTGTAGATGGTTCCTGCGGTTTGTTTGATTTGTCCGCCGACTGCTGGGAGTGTGTTACCAATTTTGTTCATTGCGCCGCCAAGGTAGTCAACGCCTGCTGATACCCCTAGTTTTGATGCTGAGGAATTAACTGCACCAGTTACTTTTGATGTGATTGCTGGGATTGGTCCTGCACCGCCACCAAGCATGATTGCAGATAGTGTGGTGTTGGCTACGTTTCCTTTAGAAAGTTTCGACCCTGCTAGTGATGTTCCTAGTGGTGTGCTGGAACCTGCGAACATGCCTGTGTCTGCTGGTTTGTTTGGGGTTGGCATTTTTGTGCCGCCAGGTTTTACACTTGATACTGTTGCTTGTTTGAAATCTGCAAGTGAACTGTTCCAATCAACACCTTGAATGTTTGGTGGTGTTTCGGATTTCTTTTTTGGCATGTTGCAAGAGTAACATAAATGATGGTACTATCTGTTTTCAAC